GTCGCGGTCATTCTCCGGGTCCATCGAGTAGGTGAGCTTGTGCAGGACCGGCTCATCAACGACGTTGCCCTCGCCATCGAGGCAGGGATAGGGGCGCTTGGCAACAATCACCCGTTCGCCGGCCATCGTCAGCCACTGGCCTTCCGGGTTGGAGGCGGAGGGGCGTTCCAGGTAGTCGGTGACCAGGACAAGCTTGTCCTGGGAGTTGACCTGATCGGATTCGGCCTTCTGGGCGTTAGGTTCGAGCTTGCCGCCGATGTAGCCCTCCATTTCCATCACCGACTGAGGGTCGCGGGCCTGTTCGATCCCGAGCCAGCGCGACTCCTCGAACGGCAAGCCAGGCTCCCAGAAGACCTCGTTGGGACCGAACGTACGGACCTTGATCTCTCCCTGCCCGATCCGCTTGCCCTCTTCGTCTTCGGGCAGGTAAGGGCCGACCGTGTTGTCGAAGTAAGGCCAAGCGAAGCCTTCGTCAGCGATCACTGCGTAGCGGACGACCCGCTCAGTCACCCTGCGCAAGCCCCATTTGTCGTAGCCGTAGAGAGCGACTTTGCGAGACAGGCTGGCGGCGGTCTCGCGCTTGGGTTCCGCGCTCGAAGGCGACACGTCGTAGCCGGGAACCTTCTGGACCGCCGAGGCCGTCTCGTTCTCGACAATGTCGAAGATGAAGTTGCGGGTCTGGCGAATGCGGTGGCGGGGCTTGCCGCGGCCGTCGATCAGGTTCGTCGTGTTCTGAGCCTGAAGCGTGTTCTTGCTGTCGACCCACTTGTACTGTTCCCCGCGAGCGAAGGCCAAGCACTCGTTCCGCTTCGGCGCGCCTTCCTTCATCGCATCCCGGCCGCGCTTCATGCGCTCTTCGATCGGCTTCGGGATCGTGATCGGGGCCGGCGGGTCTGAGCTCAGAAGCTCTTTGGCTTTCTCGACAACGCCTAGGGCCACTCGGGATCAGCCTCCCCCTGTAACTCCTCCATCGCAGCCTGAAAAGCCTCGTCGTCGTCAAATGGGACGTGCTGGAGCGAAGGTTTGTCCTCGTCCTGCATGAAGGGGGCCGCCTCGGGAACTTGGATGCGGTTGTTCAAGTCCCGGCGCTCAGCGACCCACTCTTTCCGCTCAGTTGCAAAGGTGCCGCGCTCTTTTACCCAGTCCCGGCGCTCAGCGTTGAAGACCCGCTGCTGGACGTAGAGGGCGAGGAGGAGGGCTCCACCGATCAGGGCGAGGTAGATCAACTGGTCACTGCCCAGAGCATCGGAGCGGACCCGCTTGACGTGGCCGGTTCGGCTTCTTCGGGTGCCGGATAGCTTTCGGTTTTCACGACCCAATCAGCATTGGGAGGAGCGCTGCCGGGGATGAACTGAGGAAATGACAGGCCGCCCGTGTTTGAAACCCCGATCAGCGTTGCCTGGGTGCCGCCTTCGATCTGTTCGCAGCCGAGATAGAAGTAGTAAACGTTGTCGGGTGAAAGCCAGACCGCCGATTCCAGCGCAACTTCCTGGTTTTTGTTTTCTTCGTTCAGCTTGCCGGCGGTTTCCGCGCTTTTGGCGATCCGTTTGATTTTCGTGGTCGTCGCTGAGTAGACCGCCACCTGGACTTTGTCGTTTTTCGAGGCTTTGACCGAGACGCCGAACTTGACCGCCGATACCTTGACCGGCTTTGAAGGCACGTAGCGCATCCAGTAGCCGGTTTTGCTGGCGAGCGCCCGGGTGCCTTGGAATGCGGATTTGCTCGACCAGGCCGGAATGACGGTGGAGTTGCTGGGATCTCCGAACCAGGTGGTAGGGGTGGTTCCTGCGTACAGGGGAGCGTTGCCCGGGTTGTTGTCGTAGTAGGCGCCGTCGATCTTGCAGGAGTTTTCCCCGACGAATTCGATCAGCCCGTTAGCGGGTTTATTGACTTCCTGGACCGAGCCGACAACCATGCCGATCTTCGTGCCGATCGTTTCTTCGAGCTTCAGCCCGGTTTTCATCGCCGTGGCTTCAGGGCCGGAAGTGGCGATGGGCGTGTAGCGATCGATGACCGTGTTGTAGGTCTTCTTCAAGACCAACCAGTCGGTTGCGGCGCCTTCTTTCACGCCCTTGGCCGAGATGATCGGATTGGTCATGTAGAGGTGCGACGTGTTCTCCGCCAGCACTCGCGGTTCGTTAGTCCGTTCGGCCGAGACCGCCATCTCCATCTTCGCCCCGAGCAGTCGCATCATGTTCATGCGGCGCGAAGAGTTGTAGGTGCCGTTGGACTGGCGCCCGTCGTAGTGGACCTCGATGCCCGGGTTCTGCTCCCAGGTGCAATTCATCATGGCGACGTTGTTGCAGGAGTCGGTGGAGTATCCGGCTTCACCTTCGACCTTCCCCTGTTCAGAGCACATGAAGTGGACGACCGGATTACCTGCCGAACCGCAGTAGTCGAAGCGGCAGTTCTGAAGCTCGGCGTCGTAGTAGCGGAGCCCTTTGAAGGCAGAGCCGCCAGCGCGATAGAAGTTCACGTTGCGCCAGTGGATGAATTGGGCGTAGCGGGTACGGACCATTGGTTCCGTCCAAGCGCCTCGCGTCGCGCTGTTGAGCATGAGATCTTCGAACTCGAGGTCGAGGAGCATTTTGGCGTTTTCATCGCCTTCGCCTTCGATGACAAAGATAGGGACGTTCGCGGTGCGCTTCAGCTGCGCTCCCTTCTTGCCCGGCCCTCGGAGCTTGATCCGGGTATGCGGCTTTTTGAACTGAATCGAGCCTCCGACCTCATAGGTCCCCGGAGGGAAGACGAGTTCGCCGCCAGAGGCGGTTTCGGTCGGTTCAGACGCCGGGTAGGTGGCGAAGGAATTTAGAGCCCTCTGAATCGCTTCGGTGTCGTCGGTGGTGCCGTCGCCCTTGACGCCGAATTCTCTGACGTTTGCAGCAGCAGCGCTGACGGCTGCTCCGCCTGATCCTAGGAACTGATCGGCGCCCATCTCAGACCTCGCTTACGCAGAGGTTGGATTTGGCGGTTTTGGCGGCAGCGGTGACGATTCCCGTGTAGTTGTCGAAGGAGACGCCCTGCCCGGCGGCGAGGCGGATGCCTTTGCTGACTTCAGCGCCTTCGCCCTTCCAGACGTAGATCACATTTTCGGAGTCGTTGGTGAGGGTCAGGGAGACACGGGAGTCATTGGCCGCAGCAACCGTCGTGGCTTCTTCTTTTTTGACTTCGATAAGGCCGTTCGTCTTTCCCGTGTCCGAAGACTGGGGGCCTGATCTGCTGTAGGCCATCAGCCGCGCAGAGCCTTGATCAGCTCAGCCTTGGTCGCCTTCGACTTGACGTTGAGCTTGCGCTTCTTGGCCTCAGCGCGAAGCTGCTTGACGGTGCGGGACTCGAAGCCCCCGGAGTCACCGCCGCCCGTGTCACCTCGGACAGCCGGCGCCAGGGTCTCGGGAACCTCGCGAGGAAGGATCGGGGCCTCGGTGCCGTCCAGTTCGGTGTACTCGACCGAGTAGTTGCAGCCCTCCAGGGCGAGGACCGTGACGGGGATATCCCCTACGTCGTGGGTCTCGCCTGCGTCGAGGACGAAGGGATCCTCGTTGCGCGGGACGACAGAGAGCTTGCCGACGCCGACCGAGATCGTCTTCACGTCGCGCTCGATCACGTTGGGCTCGTTCTTGTTGAGTGAGAGGAGTTGCGTTGACATTTTCAGACCGTCTCCTTGTCGCGGGTGTCTTGGTATTCGACCGTCGCGTCAACGAAGGCCTCTAGTTGCTCGATGCGCTGCCCATAAGCGGCGAGTGCGTCTTTCAAGGCCTTGATCTCGACCTCGAGCTCTTTGCGCGGAACCATGTCCAGCAAGTCCCTCGCCAGTCCTTCGATGTAGTTGACTCCGAGGTAGCCGTAGGGGCTGACCCAGGGCGCTTTGAGGCCGGTATCGATGAACGGCCCCTCCTGGTCCTGGGAGAAGAGGCACTGGCCCGGAGGCATCGGGGCTTGATCGACAATCTCGGGTTTCATACGGCTCCTAACTGAAGGCCCCCATCGGGGGAGGCTCGGCTTGAAAGGTCTCCTCCGCGTAGGGAGGCTGAAAGTTCGGCTGAAAGGCAGGGGGGCGGTAGGGCTCCTCCTCGGGCGAGTAGAAGGTCCGGGCCATCACCGAGTAGCGGGTGGCGTCGACGCAGTCAAAGCGGGTGTTGTCGGTCTGTGGAACCGCTGCCCATTCGTCTTTGGATTTCGGATCGCGCCGGTAGCGTTCGCACTGCTTGATCGTCTCCGGGCATTTGCGGGTGAAGACGAGGGTCGGGTCGGGTTGGCCGTCCTTGTCCTTCTCCTGAAGCCGGCGCTTCATCTCCAAGATCCCGGCTGCCCTGGAGTTCTGGCCCCACTGGCAGTAGATTTCCTCGCGGGCGTAGGCCGCCTCGACCTGATCAGCATTGATCGCCGAGGTGTTGCGCGATGACGGGTCGATCACATAGGTCGGGTCCTTGATCCCCCAGAACTTGTTGCGGCGCTTGATTTCCGCAGCTACATCGGGGACCACCGTCTGGTGCGGGTTGAACTCATCGAAGACGACCGCTGAGTTTTCCTTGTCAAAGCCCACCCAGACCACGCCGGTCCGGTTGCGGCCCGGGTCGATTCCGATGACGACTTCCTGTCCTTTGAGGTGGTCGGAGTCGATCGGGTCGACCACATGCAGCTTGTCGCGGAACTCCTCGAAGAACATGCCGCCGAGGTGAACGAATTCACCATGAAGGCGCATCCGTTTCTCGTCATCTGTGAGGCGGGCGGAGAACTTGGCGATTGCCTCGGGGGAGTTCCAGGGATTGTCGTCCATCCCCATCTGAACCACCGAGACGAGGGGGTCTGTGTCCCTGACCATCCAAACGTCATCGTGGACCCAGGAGTAGCCGAGCAGGGGGGTCATGCCGATGATTTCGTCGCCGTTGGTGGAGACGAGCCGGGCTGATGCCTCAGAGCGAAGCTCGGCACTCTTGGCGGTGTTCGGCTCCTCGTCCCAGTGGATGCGGTGGACCTCGGCGGAGGCCCAGGCGTCGAGGTCCTGGTCGTAGGTTTTGAAGGCGACAGTCGAGCCGTTGGCCAGTCTCAGTTCCGGCGCCGGTTGGCTCTTAAAGGACTTTTCGAACTTGCCGTCGATCAGCGCCGCTTTGGGGATGAACTTCCGAAGCAGCGGGACGGTGTTCTTGAAATGCGTGTCGTTCTTCGGAGCGCCGATCCAGATCGTGATCGGCTGATCCCATTTCTTGAATGCCTTCAGATGCTCGGGCACCAACTCCTCAGGCACCAACTGAATGATGTCGTCCACGACGCAGGCCACCGTCTTCCCAGAGCGGTTGGCGGCGATCAGAGCCTTGACACCGAGGGGAGGAGCTTTGATCGCGTGGAACTCGATCTGCTTCTGGTGGACCTTTGGAAGGGCCGGATTGTTGTAGCGCTCGAGCGGGTTTTCCTGGAAGACCCTTCGAAGCTCGGCTAGACGTTGGCGTTGGCGATCAGTGAGGTCACTCAAGCCATGCCTTTGACCGAAAGGGAGCGAGCGCCCAGCACGACCTTTTCTGTGTCGTAACCGACGCGAGAGCGATCGATCAGAAGCGAGGAGGGTGAGGACTCCCTGTTCGTGAGGATCGAATCGGCAACTGCTTCGGGGTCAACTCTGTAGATCCCGGTACGGACTTCGGTCTTGAGCCGGGCAAGCCTGGCCCTGACCTGCGGGTGCTCGCGGCCTTCGGACAGCATTCGGCCGCCGTCGCCTCTCATACCGCTGCCGTCCCGTATTTCTTTTCGAGGGCGGTGAGGACTGAGTCGCTTGAAGGTTGAGAGGTCGCGGTAGAAGACGCGCCGACCCCCAAGGCTTTGAGCTTGCGATTCGTCCGGGCGACCCTCTGCTGAGGGGTCAACTGGATCGGCATCTTGGAGAAGCCGGGCTTACCGGTCTTGGTCGTGCCGGCGCCAGGGTCGATCGTCGCCGTCGTGCCTGCCGAAGAGAAGGTCATGCCGGGGAAGTTGGAGGCGCTGCCGACATTCAAGTCCTTGAAGCCGAGCTGGAGGGCCTGCTTACGACCAAGGCCAGGGACGTGACCGACGCTGTACTGCGCCAGGTAGGCCGCGCTCGGCGCCGGGTGCTTACCGATGCCACCGGCACCGTTGTCGCCGACCGACGTGCCCCAGTATTCGTCGCCAATCCGCATGAAGGTGTGCTCGGCGTTGTAGAAGACGGTGACAGCGCCGGGGCCGGGCTTCAGCACCGACCCCATTGACCCCGAGGTCAGCGGCGAGGACAGCACCCCGGCCTTGTGGAGGACGAACGAGACGGCACCAGAGCAGTCGTAGCCGGGGCCGCCGTTCTCGCCTTCGCCTCCAGGAGAGAAGCTGGCATCGTGACCACCGCCCCAGGAGTACGGGAAGTTCTTCGATTCCAGCGCGTCGGCGGCGGCCTTGATTGCTTTGAAGCGGGTTACGACCTTCTTGGGGGCTGGGCCTGCCTTCGAAGGGAGAGAAATTCCCTTCTCTTTCGCTTCGACTTTGACCCGGGCAAGTTTCCGCTCGGCCTTGGGATTTGACTTGCCTTTGAACCCGACCTCCCCGAGCGTCTGTCGGATCAGCGTCGGGTCAGTTCCCCATGGGCTCGCCCCTATCGCGTCGACCTGGGCCTTAGCGGATGCCCCTCTAGTCGCTCGGACGCCCGCGTAGTAGGGGGCGGCGTTGTAGTTTTGAACGGTTGCCTTGACTCCGGCCTTGAGCGATGGGTAGGCAATCCCTGGCCCCATATTGAGGAAGTTGTGCGTCTGCTCGACTTCGGTCTGAGCGGCGTTGCCCTCCTCGGCTCTTGCCTGCGCAGCGATCGTCCTCGGTTTGAGGTGCGTCCCTTTCGCGACCCCTCTGACGAACTTCCGCTGTTCAGGTCCAAGGTCCCCGACGAGGTGGCCGCTCGATTTGGCTACCACTTTCCTGGCCTGGCGGTATTCGGTCTTCAGACGTTTCGCAGCCTTTGGGACGGCAGCGGCTCGCAAGTGCGCGGCCACCTTGACGGCTGGCGCCTTGAAGGGGACGGGGATCTGTTTTCCACCTTCGGCGTTGAACGCTTCGGCGCTTGCCTGCTCGGCTTTCTGAATCGGAGTGAGCTTACGAGGCAGTGCTGCCTTGGCCGGGTCGGCTTTGTAGGCCTTAGGAACCGGCTGCTTGACCTGAGAGCGCTTCTCGGCCTTCCGCTCGACCGAGGCGACGATCCTGCGAACGCGCTTCTTCGTCGTCCTCTGCGCCCGCTTGGCGCGTCTGGCCGCACGTTCTGACGGAAAGTTGGAAGTCGTCGTCGCACCTGAGGGGGAGACGGTGACAATCGGGACTTCGGAGTAGCTGCGTTCCGGGGTCTTCGTGGTCCCTGAAGGGCCAGGACCCTTCCCCGTGAACTTCTTCGCGCCCTTGGGCCCAGAGACAGTGGTCCCTTTGCCCGGTACGTAGACGACCCCTTTGCCTCGGGCGGCCATCAGCGGCTCCGTTCTTTGAACACGACTCGACCCGTCTTGCGATTGACAAGGCGGTTACCTTTGCGCCACACGAGCGGCGTGCCTTTTTTGGCGTACTCAGACCATCTGGAGAAGGTGGCGTCATAGGGAGTCTTGTAGCGGTCGGAGAAGTGGACGCTGCCCCCTTTTCCGCTGGTCAGGTTGGCCAACTTTCCTCGCTGAACGTGGCTCAGCCAATCCCCGCGCAGGTCGTAGTCGCTGCGTTTGGCGTTGGGATCAAAGCCTCCTGGGTTGTAGCCGTCTTCCCTGTGGTTCTTAAGCCACCCCCGGAAGTGCTTCTCCTGTTTGGCGTTCAGCGCCGTCTGGTAGTTCGAGTCGCTGGGCTTGGCCCAGGCTGCATTGTGTTTGAGGGCGGCGTCGTACTGCTTCGGGCCGCCCTCTTCGCTGAAGATCGCTTTCTCCTGGCCTTTGTTGATCCAGCGCTCGCCTTTTTTGTTGCGGACCACCCGGGTGAACTTCGGATAGCCGTTGAATTTCGGGTTGTGGTAGTCGATCCCGGCTTTTTTGTAGACCCCTGCGGCGTGCTGGCGCGCGAAAGCTTCAGCGCCTCCCTCGACTTCCCATTCGTTCTTGGCGGTGACGGGTCGCGGGTCCTGGTACTGATGCTCCCACTCGTGAAGAAGCGTCTCTTTCGCGGTGTTGGAGAGGTTGCTGTTCGGGTTC